TTATTTCTTTCCTTGATCCGCCATTTCAGGCAATGATCAAAGAAAATGAATTCATGAAGCATTGGAACTCAAGCCATAGGCAGTATAGATAAACTAAATAAAAATAGCGTAATGCACTTAAATACCCGCACTGATATGATGAATGCGGGTATTTAAGTGCATTTTTAGTACGGTGAAATTGATAAACAACTTGCTATTAAGACGCATTAGAGTGATATATGTAAGTACCAAATCGCAAGGAGGTATGAAAATGGACAGGAAAGAAATGATCAAACAACTGGGCGAGCACTTTGGCGTGAAGCCTAAATACTTAAGTGTTCCAAGCTTTGCTTATGAAATCAGAACAGAAAGTGAAGTCTACACCATTGACAGACATGGCGGTATTACGAAGGGAGATGGAGCTTTCATCACCATGGAAGAAATCCTGAATCAAAGTGTACAGACAGAGCCACTGACGGATCAAGAGCACAACGATGAAATGCAGATGAACGAAGTTGAAATGCATGAGGCAGATCAAAATGCAGAATCAACTAATCTGCTAGAAGAACTTAGTGGGGTCGAAGTTAAACTGAACTTTGAAGAGCACACAGCTGATAGCCTGAAGAATATTATCAACATGCTTTACAGCAAGCAGCGGCTTATCATGATGGCTTTTGAAACAGAGGAAGCCCTCATGGATGATGGGTTTGCAGAAGACCTGAACAAGCCAGAGATTAAGGATTTAGAGGGGCTTAAAGAAGCCCTTGAAGAACTGGGGACAAATAGGTGTCCAGGATTTCAGATTGATTTTGATGATAAGACGTTCACCTTCAAACTTCACAGCTCAAACTTGAATTCAGAAAGGATCAAGGCATTTCAGGATTTATGTGTTCTCATAGTGAACTACGGAAGAACCTTAAACCGCGCATCCTATAAACAAGCCCAAGATGACAATCCAAAGTATGCCCTTAGAACCTGGCTGATTCGTATCGGGATGAATGGCCCAGAGTATAAGGAAACCAGAAAGACACTCCTAAAGCACCTGGAAGGAAGCGGTGCTTTTAGAAAGGTGGATGAAGCTGATGAAACCTAAATGCAGACTCATCGGAGAGGATGGAAACATCTTTAATCTCATGGGAATTGTATCACGAACCCTAAAGGAAGCTGGGGAGCCTGAAAAGGCAGATGAAATGATTAAGCGAATCACGAGTGATGCCAAAAGCTATGATGAAGCTCTGGCCATGTTGATGGAATATGTGGATGTGGAGTAGGAGGTGCGATTAGATGGATCGATTTTTTAGTCAGAAACATTGTGACCGCTGCGGTGGAAGCTTAGAAGGTGGGCGAATCATGTCCATGTTTAATGAGCAGTGCATCTGCATAAGCTGCAAAGAGCAGGAAACAAAAGCCCCTGAATATAACAAAGCTGTGGAAGCAGATCATGAAGAGATTCGAAAAGGGAACTTTAATTATAAAGGAATTCGTGGGAAGTAATCCTTGACTAATTTAGCCTTCAGAGTGATATATGTATATACCAAAACGAAGGAGGCAAAAGGAATGGAGATTTTCTACACAGTAACGATGCAAACGAAAGCGGGTAAGAAGCTATACCTCAGCATGTGGGACGGCCACCCAAAATGGACCTTTGATTTTGAAGAAGCCTGCTACTGGGACACCGAAGAGATGGCAGAGAAGTTTTCAAAGGAATGGTTCAAAAACTACACAGGATTGGCAGTTGAAGAAATTAAAGTCGACATAAACAAAGTGAAATAATAACATTTGGAGCCTGAAAATGGCTCTTTTTCTTTGCAGTAAAAGAAGGAGGTGAAAGTTATGGCAGGTAGAGGAAGACCACCAAAACCTACAGCGGTCAAAGAGCTGGAAGGCAATCCAGGAAAAAGACCACTGAATAAGAACGAACCAAAACCAAAACAGATAGCACCCAAGTGCCCGTCATGGCTGGAACCGGATGCCAAGAAAGAATGGAGAAGGCTGTCAAAGGAGCTTGAGACTATGGGACTGCTAACTCAAGTGGATATGGCAGCCTTTGCAGGGTACTGTCAAGCCTACGCTAGATGGAAGGAAGCAGAGGAGTTCATAACAAAGCATGGATCCATTTTGAAGACCGCTTCAGGATACATTCAGCAGATTCCTCAAGTGTCCATTGCCCAGCAAAACCTTAAACAGATGAGAAACTTCTGCTCAGAGCTTGGGCTAAGTCCATCGGCTAGAAGTAGACTCAACATCAATAATAGTGGGAACACCATCGAGGGCGATGCCATGGAAGAGCTGCTATCCAATGTACCAAAGGCGGAGGACATTCTAAAAAAGAGTAAGGACGACTAATTTGAAAGGAGGAGACGCCTATGCCATTTAGTGAAGCTCATGCCAACCACGCCATAAACTTTATCGAACAACTGAAGCTGACCAAGGGCAGATGGGCCGGTCAGCCTTTTAAGTTATTACCCTGGGAGAAAGACCTGGTGAGACGCCTTTTTGGAACCTTAAGGGAAGATGGTACCCGCCAGTACCGAACCGCCTATGTGGAGATTGGTAAGAAAAACGGTAAGTCGGAGCTGGGCGCAGCCATTGCCCTTTACATGCTTCTTGCTGATGGAGAACCCAACGCAGAAGTGTATGTAGCCGCTTGTGACAGACAACAGGCCAGCATCATTTTCAACACCAGTATGAACTTCGTGGAAGGGAATCCAACTCTATCAAAAGTGACCAATCTGGTGAGATCCACCAAGCGAATCGTCTATCCAAAGACAGGAAGCTTCTATCAGGTACTTAGTTCCGATGTAAAATCAAAGTCCGGTATCAATGCTTCCTGCGTTATCCTTGATGAGATTTGGACCTATCCAAATCCCGATCTTGCCAAGATGCTGACCACCGGTTCAGGGGATGCGAGAACCCAGCCGCTCTTTTTATATCTCACCACTGCAGGGAATCAACTCTCTGGCTATGGATGGGAGATGCACCAAAAAGCGAAAGACATATTGGAAGGCAAGAGAGTAGATCCGACTTTCCTCGCCATTATCTATGGGCTAGAGGACGATGCGGATATTGAAGATGAAAACAACTGGTATAAGGCCAACCCCAGTCTGGGCCATACCATTTCTATAGAGGTCTTGACCTGTCCTCAACCAGTGACATCACAGCCTTTGTGCTGGTGTTCCCTCCATTAGAAGAGGGAGACAAGTTTCAGGTGCTCCCATACTTTTGGCTGCCAGAAGAAACCCTTCATCAGCGGGTGAAAAGAGACAGTGTTCCCTATGATATCTGGCACAGACAGGGACTTCTTAATCTCACGGAAGGAAATGTGGTCCATTATGGATTCATCGAAAAGTTCATCGAGAGACTTGGTGAGAAATACAACATCAGAGGAATCGTCTATGACCGCTGGGGTGCTACGCAGATGAGTCAGAACCTAGAGGGTATGGGATTTACGGTAGTACCGTTTGGTCAGGGTTTTAAGGATATGTCTCCACCAACTAAGGATCTCATGCGACTCACCTTAAGCAAGCAGATAGCCCATGGCGGGCATCCGGTCTTAAGATGGATGGCAGATAACATTGTTGTCAGGACAGACCCTGCTGGAAACATCAAGGTGGACAAGGAAAAATCATCAGAAAAGATCGATGGTATCGTGGCCATGATCATGGGCCTTGCCAGAGCTACAGTGAATCCGCCGGATGAGGATGGATCCATTTATGATGAACGCGACATGATCATTTTAGGATAGAAGGGGGTGAACATAGATTATGGCGAACTTTTTTAAATGGCTCTTTAAGGCGAGGGCAGAACCTACAGATAGTGTCAGCAGCGCACCGAACTTTTATATGGATCAAAGTATATCGGGGAAAATCGTCAATGAGCGAAGCTCCATGCAGACCACAGCCGTCTTAGCCTGTGTGAGAATCATTGCTGAGACGGTGGCATCTTTACCCCTTCACACTTACAGGTATCAAGGTGACGGCAAAGAAAAGATGTACACCCACCCGCTGTATAGGCTTTTACATGATGAACCAAACCCGGAGATGACGTCCTTCACCTTAAGGGAAACCATGATGACCCACCTCCTTCTATGGGGAAATGCCTACTGCCAGATCATTCGAAATGGCAAAGGGGAAGTGGTGCATCTTTATCCCCTGCTTCCCGATAAGATGACGGTAGATCGGGATAAGAATGGCAATCTCTACTACGCCTACAGAAAGGACACCACCACCCATTATCTAGGACCTGAAGATGTTCTTCATGTACCGGGTCTAGGATTTGATGGCGTCATGGGATACTCACCGGTGGCTCTTGCGAAAAATGCCATCGGCCTGAACATTGCCGCTGAAGAATATGGTGGCAGGTTCTTTGCCAACAACGCTACACCAAGCGGTATCCTTTCAACATCAGGAACCATCAAGGATCCATCAAAAGTGAGAGATGCCTGGCAGGCAGCCTATGGAGGAAGTGGAAACAGCAACAAGGTGGCAGTCCTTGAAGATGGCCTTCAGTACCAAGCCATCAGTATGCCCAACTCCGATGCGCAGTTTCTTGTTAATATGAATAGTGAAACCCACCAAGAAGGCATCTAGGCTCGGAAATGTACCGGACTGAGACGAAATATTGGTGGGTTATTTATGTTTTTGAGCTTCAAATGACTAAATGGCTTTTGTGGCCAATCTGAGCGAAATAGCTCTTGAGTGGAACTATGGGTCAAAAAAACAATGAAAAGCCGTTAGAAGACAAACTGAAGCGTCGTTTTTTTAGTGACCCTTCAAAATTTCCTGTCTTGGGGCTGATTCTCGTTCATGATGAGAACTGCCTAAAGGAATACATATATAATAGAAGAAACTCGTTTTATTAGAATTCAAATACTCATAATCGGCCAGCGAAGTGTAATAAGGTCCAGTCCTGGACTTTTTATAATTTTAGGTTACATAATGAGGTGTCGTATATTCCGCTCAGCTCATTTTAGATGAACCAAAGCTCACTCTTATAATTATAAATCGCTCTGAGAGCGCATATATAGATCAAGTTTACAGCTCATCACAATGTGGTGGGCTTTTTTTTTCGTTATGGACTTCAAATTGCTTGAATTGTTGGACTAAAAAAGAGTATATCTTGACATTTTTCTGTGTATTGGGTTTCCTTTTTATCCTTTTAGATTCGAGGCGAGAAAGAAAACATCAATACGCTAGATGCCAAGGGTGAAGTTCTTATGACGATTATGGCTTCTCTTGCACAGCAAGAAAGTGAGTCATTATCAGCTAACGTTCGTCTGGGCTTACAGTTCCGATATCAGCAAGGGAAAGTTCAAGTCAACCACAACTGGTTCTTGGGATATACCAAAGACGAAGACGGTCATCTCATTATTGATCCAGAGCAAGCCGAAGTAGTAAAGCGCATTTACAGAGAGTACCTTGAAGGTAAGAGCTTCTTACAGATAAAAAGGTCTCTTGAGGCCGATGAAATACGAAATGGTGCAGGGAATAAAAAATGGCATGAAAGCAATATAAAGCAGATACTTACGAATGAGAAATACATCGGGGACGCATTGCTTCAGAAGACTTATACGGTGGATATACTCGATAAGAAGCGAGAAGCCAATAAGGGTCAGGTTCCTAAATATTATGTAGAGGACAGTCATGAAGCTATTATTCCAAAGGATATCTTCTTGAAGGTGCAGGAGGAAATTGCCAGAAGGGCAAATCTTACTAACGGGACAACAAAACGCAAACGTATCTATAGCG